CAGAACCAACAATAGACAATGCTTTGAGCCGCGTACGACTCAACAACATAAACCCAGTGTTGTTTAAATGCCCTGCTTTGACGTCAGTTTGCATCATAATTAGCTCCTATAAACACAAAAGCCCACCGAAGTGGGCGGCTAATTAAGCTGTGCGTGTAAACACGTAGGCAGTTGCGCTTGCAAACATCAGCGTAAAGCGAGCAATACCGGTTGCACCAGCAGCAATAGTCAGATCGCCAAAACTTCCGGGGGTATCCGCAGCGGCTGAAGACAAGATGCCGTTTACAGCAACAACCATTGTTACAGTGCTTGCGCCAGCAGTGTTATCAACATAGAGATCAAAAATAGTGCCTTGAACCGCACCAAGAGCCGCGCCAAGAAGCGTTCCAGTAGGAAGCGTAATTGCAGTTGCAGCGGCGGAAGTAGAGGTGATATAGCCAGTTGCAACTTGTGCCGCTGTTGCAGTAGCTGTAGCGTTAATAGCTGCTGTAGAAGCGTGTGTAACTGAACCAGTGCCAGCGACGTTGCCAGTCAAAGCGCCGATAAAACCGTTTGTGGACGTGACTGGACCGGAGAAGGTGGTTGATGCCATGATAGGCTCCTGTATATGCAGTACTACGCTTTACTGTCTCTGCATCGTCCGCTGGGGCGGTCAGTAAAGCTGGGGATTCCCAGATTTATTTAATATTAACCTATACAACAATAAATGCAAGCAAAAAGAAAGGGAACCGAAGCTCCCTTTCTCTTGACCTACTTAGGCTCCGGGCGAACCGAAGATACCGAGTGGGTCGCTAACACCAAAGCTGTAACGCTCTCGTGCTTTATAACGACTGTTCCCTGTATCGAAGTCCGTATCCATTCCTGTCTGCATTGGAGTGCGGACGAAGTGCTTCAGACCGTTAGGCACGTCAGTCAACAGGAACCAAGCATTGGTGTCGGTCAGGTAGTTATTGATTGTATAACCACCGGGGATCGAACCGTTGTTCTCGATTGCGTTGATGTCGTTATCAGCCGTACCAACACGCAGTTTAGTTTCGAGCAAACGAGTTGCAACGAACTGTAGTGCGGCAGGGATGACCAACTTGGTTGGCTTAGCGGCAATCAGCAGACCACGTTCATCAGTCCACGCTGCGATCTGAATAACGGCGGCTTCCAAGGAAGTCTCGTTCAGGTCAGCGGCAACTGATGGGCGGTTACTGTTTACACCACCAGAAACCAATGGGTGTGAGGTCGAGCAAAGCGTTACGCCGTCACCGTAGGTATAACCAGATGCGAATGCGTTATTAAGGATGTTTGCAGCCTTAACTTGCTTTGTGTACGCCATACCACGAGCCAGTGCCTTCGTATAACGCGAGGACAATGAATCGTACAGGTTATCTTCAATCGCTTCTTCAGTGATCGAAAAGCCCATAGCGATGGTTTCGTGGTTGTAGCGTGCAGTCCAAGCTTCCTGTGCGTTGTCATACATCATTGCAGCGCCTTCATTCTTGACAGGAGCGGCATTAAAGCCTGACAGCTTGGTCTCTTCTTCAAACGAACGCTCGGAAGATTCTGTTTCAAAAATCTCTTTGTGTTGTTCGCCGTACTTTTTGTACTCAAGACCAAACAAGGCATTCAAGCCCGGCAGAAGTTCTTTAAGTAGTTGTGCGCGTGAAATAGCCATGATTTAGCTCCTTATACGCCGGTTGCGTTGTTGTACTGATGCATACCAAAGTTGATCTTGACGATCACTTCTGGGAAGTTATCAGTAGTGGTTTCAGTGTCTCTCACCACATCAATAATACGAATAGGCAAAGAAGCTGTTACGGCGGTTGTAGCTGTGATAGCGACTTGCGAGTTGCCAGTAATGCTTGAACCAGCGTTTTGAACCAGAGTTGAGTTGTTACCAATGGCGGAAATAACTACGCCGGTAATAACGGTTGTAGCAGAAACAACAGCAACTTGGAACAATGTATCTGGATCATCTGCAACGACTGCAAAAATTTTCGTACCAGCTTTAATGCTTGTGCTGGCAGGATAAAATTGCTGTTGTTGGATTTGACCAGTTGAGCCATTGGTAAAACTCACACCTAAAAACACGCCGCAAGGAGTAGCCGTAGCCGTACCGGCGTCCTTTTCAATTGTGCCATCAGAAATGCGTTTGACGAGATCGCCGTAAAAAATGCTTGTAGCATAGCCATTAGCAATTTCCATCATGCGAGTCGCGCCAGCAAACACTTGCCCGCCGATCAAATTGATCGGTTTTAGCCCGTAAGGGGCGCTTACAGTTGGATAAGCCATTTAAGACTCCTTTGATTGATTACCGGATCCGAAAGTAACTCTTGATTTACGTTCGCTAAATAGCGGCATAATAGAATTATTTTCTTTCATGAAGTTATTATCTACAGCCCGCATCTGATTTTCACTCTTTTGTTGAATGGAATCGTCGCGAGCCTTGACACGTTCTGCCGGTTGTTTGCATAACATTAGCCCACCAATCACGATGTTGTCCTTAAACTGACCGTTTTCAACAATCAGAATCTGGATTTCGGGGTGGTCTGCTGCTAGACAAGGTTCCCAGCCAGAACGAATTTGTGTGGAAAAGTTCGTAGCATCAGCTTCGCCGCGTGTCGCGATACGCACCCAATGAAATCTCCATCCTGCTTGCGGCTTAGGGCTTGGCAAGGTTTCTGGATCCACCCACGCCTGAACGCGAGCTTCTGTTTCACGAGTTTGTAGATCTTGAGGTGTACGATTTTGAGCCATGATTATTTCCTTTGTCCTAAAGCAACCTGTTTGGCGTATTCTTCAAGCGGAACTCCAAGCCGTTTAGCTAGAGCCACAGAAGAGGGGGTCAGCACAATCTTTTTGGGCGCGGTGCTGCGCGTTGCGGGAGCGACTACGTTCGATTTTTGTCTTGGTTTTTCAACCTCAACTTCCTCGGCTTCGTCAAACTCGTCGGGAAACACTTGTCGCATGCGAGAATTGATTTTCTCGTAGTAATCATCTGAGCGAGGGTCTAAACCCTGTTTTACTAATTTCTGGTGCAACCCCAAAGCAAAACTCGTCATCTCGTCATCTGAACCAAACCATGAATTTTGTTTCTGCCAATTCACAGCTTTTTCATCAACTTGAGGTTGATTTGGGGCGATTTGTTGTTGTTGTACTGCAACTTCGGGCTTTTGTACAGCGGGTAACTTAAAATTATTTACGCGATCAGCCTTGATCTTGGCTGCGGTTAATTCATCTTGCGCTGCAACAACTGCATCAGAGTCGCCTGATTCATAAGCTATCTTATACTTAGCTTTAGCCTGTTCTACCTCTGTAGCTGTAGCGCGTTTGGCTTGTTCAAGAAGAACTTCTTGGTTCTTGCCAACAGTGCCTTTAAGATTTTTGTTTTCCTCCATGACCTGCTGAGCGTACCGAACCGCCTCTTCTCGCTCACGAAAAGCTGTCTCTTTTGCGCGACGTTCATCATGGTAGCCCTTGGTTAAATGGCTCATGCGCTTACGCACTTTCTCCGAGTATCCTTCCAACTCCTCATCGGTCGGGTCTTCTGGAGGCTCCGATGGCTTGCGATTACGATCTTGTGGGGGTGTGTCATCCACAATTTCGATTTCAACCTCGGGCTTTTTGTCTTCGGGGACTTCAACCTCAACCTCTTTTTCAGAGGCACGTCCCTCGACTTCAACTTTAAAATCTTGCTTGTCTAGGTCTTCAAACCCAAACTCGACTGGTTCCATAGCCATAATTTATCCTTTAAATAGCACGCGAAACACCACGCGGATCGGCAACAACAGCTTCGATGCTGTCATCGTTTATTAAACGTAATTCCTGACCATTAACATGGAGCCGTGTACCAGTGTGGGGTCGGATAACTACATAGTCCCCAATCTCGCACCAAGGTCCATTTGGGAACCTGTCTTTATCGCTATAGGCTTCTGCACCCATATCTAAGACAATCCCAATAGTGGTCATAATTCGCTCTTCGTTCAAAGTGCGGTCTGCTTTAAGAATTCCAGATTCAAATTCTTTTTCGACCGTTGGTAATGCGATAAGCAAACGGTATCCAACAGGCTTAGGTAACTGTTGTTCCATTTCTGCTTCGGTTACTTGTTCAGTCATTGTCGTCATCCATATAGTTACGAGCAAGGTCATGAATTTCACGTTGCGCTAGACTTAGACCTGTGATTAGTCCGCACATATTCCGGTAATGGGTGTAGTCTTTACAACCCCCATCAGCCATGAACTCGGTAGCAGAGTTTTTATGCTCGTTTAACTTTTTAATCAGCGCGTCAAAGACGGTGTTTGCCATTTTTATTTACCTCGTTTGTTAGAACTCATGTAAGTCTTTAAGAAATCCATCTTGTTTTTGTCTGTTGATTGCTTACCTTGAGTCGCAAGACGGTTTGCCTCGTTTTCAGCCGATACACCTAACTTCTGTTTCTCTAGCTCTAACTTAGCTGCGGCAAGCGCAATGTCAGCTTTATCCTTCTCTGCCTTACGCTGTACATCAGACTGTTTGATCTGCACTTCGGCTTGTTGCAACTGGAATAACGGGTCTTGCTGTTGCTGTTGGGCTTGTTGTTGCGCAGCTTCTTGCTGATGAAGTTGTGTAAGTTGCTTGCCCGCGTCTGCAACAAATCGTGCCAACTGAACTTCGATATCTTCTGGCAATTCTTCGTCTGGAGGGGGAAGCGTTACACCTAACTGCTCTTCGATCTGCTTGCGATAGCGGAACCCTAAATGCTCTGCAATGTGAGCCTGTAGTGCTGCCATCATTTGCTGAGCCATCGGGTTTTGACCAATCGTTTGCGCAATCATTGGGTCTTGCATAAAGGTTGTATGCGCTGCAATGTGGGCGTCTTGGTCTTGGTAAATAAACGCCTTGACTGGCTTGCCGATAAGTATTGCCATGTTCTCCGATACCGGATCTTTTGGCTTTTGATCTTCAGATGTGGGAACAAGTTTGTCTGCGTTCTTGATACCTAAAACCTCAATCATCTGGCGGTGTAACTGCGGCAAGTCATAAATCTGTGGTGCTTGCTGCGCCATTTGTAGTACGGCTTGGTATTGCACGACTCGTTGGGCCATCGTGCTGCTATTAGGATCGCTAACAGGAATGACATCAACTAACGCATAGTCTGACTTTTTTGCGCGTGGTTCGCCTTCGTCTGGCTGATACTCGTACTCTTCTGGCGCATAGTCCGCCATAATAGATTTGAGTAACTTAAACTCTTGCTTCATCGCATAATGAACACGGGACTGCACTGCCGCCATAGGTTTGAGTGTGCGCTCAAGCAAGGCTAGTGTCGTTCCAACCGGAGCATTAGCGCTCATGTCGGAGATGTTCATATCACTAATTGCGCCTAGACGACGGCCTTCATCAGTAATACGTTGCAACAAGGTTAGAAGCGTTTGGCTTGGCTCCTTGTATGGCATCATCAAAATGTTGTCTTTAATGCTTCCGCTAGGTACATCTACATCACGGAATTCGCCGGGGGCGATAGGCGTGTCATCACCTTTTACCCGCAGACCGCGAGACTTAAGACCACCGGGAAGATTAGCAAGAGTGCCAGCATCAACAAGCTGACGAATAATAGAAGTACCTGCACGGGCGTACCCTCCAATAATGTGGATCAGTCCCATCCCGTAGAAACCAAAACCGGGGACATAGACGTAATGCACAAAGTGTTGACGCTTGAGTTTTAACTCATCATCTGGGTTCCAGTTACGACGAATTGCAAGGACTGTAGAAGTGCTGCGTTCAATCGTAATAACATAAGGTTTAGCGAGGTCATCTTCATCGTCTATTCCGGGAATGTTGTAGTCAATGTGTATCTCACACAACGCATAGCGCTCGTCATCAGAAAGTGTATAACCACCCTCTTCGGCTTTACGTTTCTCAATATCTGTATGAAACGTCTCTGGATCGCCCAAATCTACATCACAGTAAAAGCCACTTGCTTGAAGTTTTTTAACTTCGTTTTTAGTCTTGCGCATGATGTGTGTCACGCGCTCAGCACTCTCAATATGGGATGCGCCGTAAGGAACAATGACATCCTCTGCCGGAATGTAGATCGAGACTTGACGGTTCAGGCTTGGGTCAAAATACACTTTCTTAAATGCGGAACCCGCCAACCCTAGTGAATACAATGCCCGCTCATGCTCAGGGCGGTATTCCACCATGACATCAGTTAGCTCATAATTCATGTCGTTTTGGACACGCTTAGCTGCGTCTTCTTTCTCTTTTGTAATCTTGCCGATGATCTGTGTTCTTACAGGGCCAGCCGCAGGGAATGTCTCGGACATCGCTTCGGCTTGAAAGCGAATAGCCGCTTCTGCCAGCACCGTTGAGTACACACCACACGCATCTTGCCAAGGTTCTGTACGCTCTTCGTACTTAAATCCAAGAACATCCAAGCCTTTAACATACGTATCCGCCCAATCTTTGCGGCTATTTACGTCAGCATCTACTAGCTCAAGCAATTCAGACGCAAGCGACTGTAGCTCACCATCATCTATCTCTTCGGCTAAGTTTGCGGAGAATTCCTCGTCCTCCACCTCTTTTGCATCAGGAATAAGCGTAATTTCAACGCTGCCATCCGATAGCGTAACCATTTCAGGGTTAACAATATCAATCTCAAGAGCTTCTTCTTCTTGATCGTCTATCCCAAGAGGGGCGGCGTATAAACCTTTTTCCATGACTTATCCTTAAATTAATTTCCAGCTACCGTTAGAATAACTGTCTGGAATTTTTATTACCCCACCTTGTGCGTATTGACCTGCCGGTGGCTTTGAAACGACTTCTGTAATGTCGCTTCCAAAATGAACGCCTCCGGTGCTGCCAACCTTGCTTTCAGCGCCATATATTTCCATTGGCCTTAGACCAACTTTCGGTTTTGTTGTATACGATGTTGTGTATAACTTTTCGCCTGCTTTTCTTGGACCCCAATCTTCCATTAGCTCAACAAACATCCTTCCCGTCTCTTTGCCATTTTTGTCCATCTCAGGAACAATTTTTGTTGCCATTTCCGTGTTATGCAAATAGCCTCCGATAAAATTAGAATCTTTCGGTTCAACATAAATTGTTTTTACAGATCGAGGCTGCATTGCATAACCTGTCCCAGCCCTATTAGATGGTTCGCGAAATGCTTGCGTAGTGCTGTCGTCTAAATGAGCGTACAAAGATGGTTTGTCCGGCATTCGGCTAGTTTTAAAAAAAGTTGTTGCATTTGAGAGGTCTTTGAAAATATCGTATGTTGGTATCTTTTCAATCGCCTTGGCAATTGGTTTAACAACTCCACCAACAACAGGTAGCATGCCTAATGTCGCCAAGCCCATCCCTAACTTATCGTCTTTTTCGTAAGATTCTTTAAAGTCTTTTGCCGATATAGCCGGTCCCAATACTGGATGAAATCCTGCAACAAGCTCTGCAATGTCAGACGGATCTCCTACCGGTTCATTGCGCTCACGCCTTCTTTCACCCTGCGCCGCAAGGCGTGGGTTGTATGTTAATGCAGACAAAAGTTCTTCATCCATACCAAATCCTTAGTAGTAAGCGCCTTTGCGCCTAAATGATCTTGGTTCATCTATTTCATCCGTTTGTAAGCGAATGAATCCGCCTTTGCGGAAACGAAGTAAAGCTTGACTTGTACTATCTACAAAGTCATCGTGATCCGAATTTGGAAATGCTGCCAACTCTTCAATAACCTCTTCTGCCCATCTCTTTGGGGGCGCCCATACCTTGCCGGATGCAAATAAGTCAGATATGGCGTTAACGCGCACAATCTTATCATTACCTCTAGTCGGCGTAAACTCCTGCACCGGTATACCCATTGCCCGCAACTCATAAATAAGCGGCGCACCAGAGGCTTTAGCTTCCACAATAAATGAGTCTGGCTCCCATTCTTTGTAGTATTTCATGGCAATTTCCTTTAACTCCGGAAACTCCATCCTCTTTTTAAAGGCGTCTAACAAAATAAGATTGGGATCTTCTGGGTTCTCATTTGGGTAGAAAACACCCCAAGTCGTACATGCCGAATAGTCAGCCCTCTCGCTTTTTGAAAATGCCGTGTCCCAGCTTTGTAAGATATATTCACATGGAGGAGGCTCTTCCTTCTCCCACAGCTTCCACCAATCTCTCTTAATTAGCGCACCCTCTTCTGAGGTAGGGCTTTGTTGGTATTGAGCATTCCACTTTGCCGGAGGGAGTTCATCTCTGAGAGCGTCTAATTCCTCGTAGCTCCAGAACTCAGGCCAAAGGGGATTGCCGGAAGGTAAGATTGCCGGGAATTCAATAAGCTCCCAATTCTCCCCATCCCTTTCCATCGAACTCTGTAAGATCCTGCCAGTTAAGTCTTTCTTACTCCAACGAGTCATGACGATCACGATAGACCCGCCCGGCTGAAGACGTTGCCGTGGTCCAGAGGTGTACCATTCATACACAGAGTCAAAGATTTCTGGAGAAGACGCCGCAAGTCTTGCTTCTTGCTCAGAGTGCGGATCATCAATGATAAGTAGATCAGCACCTTTACCCGTTACAGTACCTCCAACACCGATAGCAAAATACTCGCCGTTGTGGTTAGTTGACCATCTGCCTGCCGCTTTAGAGTCTTGCCGCAAATTCACGTTTGGAAACACTTTTGCGTATTGTTCAGACCCAACTAAGTTTCTTACCTTACGACCAAACCCAGTTGCCAATTCAGCCGTGTTCGAACACTGAATGATTTTCTTATCCGGATACTTACCCAGAAACCATGCTGGCAGGAGATAACTTGCAAACTCCGATTTTGTATGACGAGGGGGCATATTGATGATTAGTCTCTTTAGCCTTCCTTCGGCGATATCTTGGAATTTCTTTGCCATGACTTTATGGTGTCTGCCATTAACAAACCCGGGCCACATCTCTTTTGTGTACGCCATAAATTCAGTCTGTGCCCGCTCTCTCTTTACAGACGCCTCATACTCCGCCAAAGTAGCCAATAACCCCTCTTGCTCAGAAGCCGGCAATACCTCTATGGCACGAGTAATATCTTCTAAATTCATATATTCTTAAACTTAATCCATGAAGGCCGAACACTCCTTCCACGATTAGGAACCCTCTTACAAGCCCCACTCTCACATAACCTCTTAACCATCCTATGTACATTAGACCT